GCGCAGTCTGGCCGGAAGACCTATTGAAGCTGACCGCGCTGGCTCTCCCGAGGGCTTTCGGCTACTGCGCTCTTCCATGAGCCCCTTGGGCAGTGATGGCGACTGTCACCGGGTTCCGTCGCCTGATACCGCCGCAGCGTTTGGGCTCAGAGGCCCCTACTGGCTGCGGCTGCGTGGCAGTTGCCAGGTTATCGTCGGCTGGGGCTGGCGGCCCGTTTGGTGTCGACGAGGCGCAAGAGTGCAAGGCTGCGGCCATAGCTCTGTCGAGGAAGTTATCCTCTCTGGAGATAGTCGCCACCTGCTGGGTGAAGGCACGTGCCAAGGAGATCGTCTCTTCTGCAGACAGTCCCAGTGAATCGGCGATTTTCAGCAGGACTTGCAGGGAACGCTTGGCGCCGTTGGCGTAGCCGTAGGTTGCGCGGCCACCGCGAGTGCGCGAAAGAAGCCCGGCTGACGCTGACAACGTTGCCGGGTTATGAAGTCCGTTTTGAGGCGGATGATTCGCGTTGTGTTGATTTGTCAACGTCATGCCCGCCCAAGATAGACGAGACTGGGATCGGTTGCAATAGCAGATGTTGTACAGGGTTACTCAGGGGACTTCTTCGGCTTCGAGGATCTGACAGGGGGCTATTTTCCCCGGACCGGACTGGTAGCCTGGAATTGGTATTTTCACCCGGAACTTGCGGGGTGGAGGCGACTTTCTCTCCGCCGGGATAGACTCCATAAACGCCTCGCCCTGATGCAGGGCCTCGGAATCACGGAGTATCCGTAGTTCCTCACGCAGGAAGCAAATGGTCCGCTGGGCGTCGGCCAGGGCTCGGTTTGCGAGATTCATCCGGCGGCCGAACTCTTTCAAGGGCAGCACCTCACCGGAGGAAACGGAGCCAAGGGCACGCGGCGGGGGTTTGAGGGGGCGTTTCATCGATCGCCCTCCCCGGCCGCGGGCCGTTTGTGCGATTCGATAAACCGCCAAAGGTCGTCTTCGTCGAAACGGATTTCCCGATTCGGAAAAACGACTCTCGGCAATTCGCCACGGTTTGCAAGCCGCAAGACTTGCCGCGGCGTCAACTGTAGAAAGTCGGCCGCTTCGGTTTGGGTGAGTAGTTTTGTCATGGTGCCCCCGATTCTCTCAGGGACACGTGGGAAGCGTCAAAGCCAGAAAGAGGGAATGAAATGCGGGAAAAAGAGGGAAAAAGCGGGTTATTTTCCCGCTATGCCTTGTTGGCCGTCCGCGTTCGTTTGATCTTGGGCCTCTTTTTCCGCAGTTCGTCGACGAGTTGGGAGATCACGAGGTTCAGACCGAGGTTCAGACCGCAGACCTCTTCGGTCATCCGGGTTCGGTCCCTGGCCATGATTTCAAAGGCTGCCTTCAGGTCGTTGGCTCGTTCACATGCGGAGTTGGCCCGCTGTTCCTCCACCGCAAGTCGGGTCCGCCCGGCAGCAACCAGACTCTCAATGCAAGTCTCGATAGATACTCCCTCTGGCGTGCCGGCGGCCGCCCTGACACAGTTTAGGGCACGGTCGGCACTCTCCAGAAGTTTGTCGCGCATTTTGCAGAGTTCCTGATTGCGGTGCTTGGCGATCGTCAGTTCAGTCCGCGTCTGTGCGACCAGGGAGTAAAGCCGGTTTTTTAGCCTTAGGAGGCTGAAGGGGTTCCCGGCATCCAATGCCAGTTGAAATCTCCATTTGGCCCTCACTTGTTCGGGAACATCCAAAAGGGCGACCGGTTGGCCCTCGAAAAGAAGTGTCGGCGTGGTGTCCTCCACCGTGCTACAAAACGACCCGTCGGAAGAGTACACGTCCGCGGCGCCCGGCCGATAGAAGTGCGCGAATCGCAAGTCCCCGGTTCCAGTACAGTACCATTGGCCCTCCACGGTATCGCTAGACTCCGGAGGCGTCCGGCGTGGGCGAGCGCTTACCGCAAGGTTGTGCAAGACCGCGGCCATCCACTTCCAAATTCTCTGGTATAGGTGCAGCATCTTCATTTTTTGGTTCTCCTATCGAGTTCGCTAGTCTCATTTTTTGTTCTCAATTCCTCCCAATTTCCCGAAAATTGGTTTGCCAATCAACTGAGTCGCTCTTCCTTTTTCGATCGCGTAGGCACGAAGGAAGTCAACCAGGGAGAACCGTCCTGGGCGATTCAACGCCCTAAACGCCTCATGTATCGCGGAGAAGACTTCAACCGGTAGTGGCGGCGAGTTAAGCAGGTCCACGAGGACAGGATCAATCTTTGGAGGACGTCGCATGGCTCTCCCTATCCGATTTCCTTATTGATCGCCCGCAAGAATCGCATGTAAGCCTCGGCGCTGGTGTAGATTCGGCCGCCGATGCGCGTGGCGTCGAGTTTGACGCGGGGCGATTGACGCCTTGAAGTCGCTTTCACCCCTAGCCTGATCCAGTTGCTCAGCTTTGAGGGGCTCACGTCTCCCCGGAACTTGCGGGCGGCCTCTTTCAGGGCGAGCGGCTCCTCCCCGTCCGGTAACTCAGTTAGGAACGCCATTGATTCGACTCCCTGTGTGCGAGTGTCTCGTTCCCTCGGAACTTGGTTATAGGAGAATCGCGGAAACGATGAAAGTCCGGATGTTGGGAAAAATCTGCAACTTGTCTGTTTTGCGCGAGTAAGCGCCTATTGCGGTCGCAATACTTAGCCGTATGGGTCAAGAATGACTCCACAGACAGTGCGTTGCCCCTAACGCGACCCTGAACAATGGAGTTTGGTATGGCCCTTGAAAGCGACTCATCGAACGTACAGATCGCCCCTGCCGGCGGAAACGGGGGCGGGACGCCATCGTCTACTCTGACAAATCTCGGCGCCGGGTCCCCGCCGCCGCAAGCACCATCCCCGGCGACTTCACCGCCTACGGCGCCCGTTCAGGCCGCGCCGTCGCAACAATTCTCGCTCGGCGAATACATGCGCCGGGAGGGTTACGACACGGCTGGTTTTCAGGACGATTCATAGATTGCCGCGGCCCTCCAGGAGGCTGCGAGGTCCTCCGAGACCAATGAGCCGCTGGCGCGGATCGGACGCGAGTTCGCCCCTTACGCAAACCGAATGGGCGACATTCAAAAGTTTCTCGCGGACCAGGACGAAGCGGCAAAGAAGCAAGCCGATTCAAAGCTAGCCGTCCCCGGTCAGGCCGGCTTCGAGTGGCCAAAACCCGAGTACGACGCCGCCTGGCAGCAACACTGTCGGCAAAACCAGCAGACCGGGATGTTTGAGCCCTTGCACCCGGATTGGGCGCCGGAGGCGCGAAAACTCAATGCCGCCATCGACGTTCGCCGGCAGAACTCCGAACGCCTCCTCGACGACCTGCCTAGCGTGCTGAATTCCTACCTCAGTCCGCGCGAGGAGGCGCTGAAAAAGTCCCTGTTCGACGAGGCGGTCAGACTGGTTCGGCAGGAATTTTCCACACAGCAACAGCGAACCGCCTCGCAGTCGTACATCGATGCGCACCTAAAGGATTTCTTCGCCTGCGATCAGACCGGCCAGGTCGTGCACGACGCCAGCGGCGATCCGGTCCTGTCTCCGAAGGGTATCGCCATGCAAGGATACGTCCAGGAACTCCGCGAGATGGGGGCCACCGACGAAAACCGGATTATCGCAAAGGCCGACCAGCTTGTGGCGGCGGACGAGGCGGCCGGAAAGTTCGTCCAACCAGGCCAACCCCGCCGTCAACCGGAGTCCGGCGGCCTGCCGATCCCCGGCGTTCGCCAACGTGCGGCGCCGGCCAACCGATTTCTCGACCGCGTCGCCGGGAACCGCCTCGGCGACGGACGGACGCAGCAGCGCGGCGGTCGCATCCCCGACGACACGGCGCCCCTGACGACCCGGCGGCCCGGCTCACGAGTTGATTACGATGCGATTTTTGAAGAGTCGCGCAAAGAACACGGCCTTTAACCTTTAGGGAGATATGCCATGCCTGAGCTTCAGATGGCACAGTGGCAAGTTGAGTTGAACTACGCCCTGCCCCGGATCAACACCGAGGTCGTCGACGCCACAATTCAGAATCGTCTCTGGTTGGCGATGCTCCGCAACCGCAACGCCATTAGGACTGGCGTGGACGGAAGCATAGCGACCATGGATCCGATCGACTGGAAGAACGCCCCGGTCGACGATCTGGACGAATCGACGAACCCCGTTTACGCCCCGCGCGACTATCTCAAATGGCTGACTCGCGGCTGGAAGGGAAAATACTCGACGGATTCCATGTCCTACGTCGAATACCTGAAGTTGTCGCAGTCGCAACACGCGCTGGTGAACCGCTACAAGCGCATGATGCCAAAGCTCCACTCGGGGCTGGAAAATTTTCTGGGCCTGCAGTTGTACGCCGATAGCACGGCTTCCGGCCACGCGCGCGACTTCGACGGCATTGAGACCGGCTGCGGAGCGGGGGCGTGTGCGGCCGGCGACCTGGTCGCGGTTCCGAGCGGGACATACCAGGGACTGGCGACGACGCTCGCCCAGGCGGGAAGTTGGTCGTCCGATATGGACACTCCGCCGAACGCCACAATCGACACGGACTGGCCGGATGGATACGGAGACCCCGAATACGGCTACCATTCGCCGAAATTGGTGAATTGGTCCAGCACCGCGTGGGGAACGGGGTCGACCGCTTGGGAGGCGAACGCGCTCCGCTGCATTCGCCGCGCCTGCTCCTGGATCCGCGCCACTCAGGGCGGAGAGGGCCGCGGCAAGTCGTTGTTCGCCATGTTGTCCACCGACATGCTCAACGGCTTCAAGAACGCACTGGAACCCCACAAAATCACGCTCGGCCCGTACAAGGAGGCCGAGGACCTCGGCTTCCCGGACGTGCTGAACTTCGAGGGCTGTGCAATCCAGTCGGAGTACGGGTGCCCGGCGCAAACGGGCTACATCGTGGACCTGGACGACGTCCTGCTGGAGTTCCTCACCGAGGAGATGATTAAGACGTTCGATCCCTTCAGGGAATCGGACATGGCGTGGAAAATGCTCGCCTTGACGGTGGGCAACATGACGATCGACGTCCGTCACATGGCAAAATTATTCAACTACAGCACCGCGTCCTAAGCGGCCCATCGCCGCGATTCGGTCGGACACTGGTTCCTAACGCCGTCCGCAAGGCGGCATAAACGCGATACATCGGAGACCAAATCATGCCCAGCAACGCCCCATTCATGGAACGCGGTTCCACGTTCTACGGGCCGACCCAGGCCATCAACACCAGCGACTACAAGGGCGTCGAATTCGAGGGGAAGGAAGTCGAGTTTGACGGCCCGGACGGCCGAAAGCTGCGCGGCGCCGTCATGCGCAACGTGAGCGGCGGCACCCTCCTCCCCGGAACGCCGGTGATTCACTACGCCGCTTACCGTTTCAAGCGTTACGACCATAGTACCACGGGCAGCACCGAGGTTGCGGGAGTCATCGACAGCAAACTCCCGGCGGCAGGCATCCGCAACGGCGATTTGTGCATCGTCTTCCAGCGCGGCAAGGAAGACGTCCTGTTCGCCTCCGGCCAATCCGGGAGCCAGGGGGACATCGCAATCGCGTACACCAGCGGACTGGCCAACGTCGTTGGGATCGCCAGCGTGTCGGCGCCGCAACTGGCGTATTCGCTCGGCCGGCTCGCGGCAGCGTTCACGACGCTCGCCGCCAACAGCCTCAAAGCGGTGGACCTGGACGTCCGCTAGTCCTCAGACAATTCAGAGACGTCAGGGTCGTCCGCCGGCGGAAAAGGGGACCACGACTGGGGACGTGTTCCCCAGCCGTGGTTTTTTTATCGGTGCGGAGTATAAGCGGTGACAACAACGCTCGCTACCATCGAACGCGACCCGGCAGCCTTCGCCGACCCTCAAGGCATCGGCGCAGAAGTGCGCGCCTGCGCCGTCTGCCGCGTGGAGAAACCGGTCGGCGCCTTCCCCGGTCCCAATTCAGCGACGTGCGATAAATGTGCTAGGCAAGGTTCGGAAATTCGCCGCCGCAAGAGGGCTGAGGAACTGCTCCTGAAGGTCTCTTTTGACAAGTTGGTCGCCGCCGCCCGCGGCGACAACGTCAACGCCCCGCGCATTTCCCAGATCGGCGCAGAATTGATCGGATTGTTTGGAGGCGTCAAGGGTTACTGCCTGACGCTGAAGGAGCAGATCGATCGCGCGATCGAAAAGAACGCCGGCAGCAGGACCGTCCTGGACGCTCTCAATAAGGTCGCCATCCTCGTCAAGGCGTCGTCGGATTCGATGGACGGCGCCGCCGACCTCTCCGAGTTGTCCGACGAGGACCTTCAGGCGCACCTGAAGGCGGCCATCGGGGCCTACGTGGATGAAAACAAGGAGGCGCTGCTCATCGCCTGCCAGGTCGACGACGAACTGCCGCTGGACGGGGAGGAGGTCGACGATGCCGGCAGCCGTTGACCTCGCCCGCGAAATCGCGCGAACCCTGGTCGAGGAGCGGCGGCGCGAAAATCTCGCCCTGCGTCTGTACAGGCCCCGCGACGTCCAGACGCCGTTTCATCGCTCCCTGGCCAGCGAACGCATCATTCGTGGAGGAAACCAGTCTGGAAAGACCATTGCGGCGGCAACTGAAGTTGCCTCGGCCGCCGCCGGCATCCCATTGACGGGCCGTGATGGAAAACCGATGCCGTTCAAGTACCCCACGGATCGTCCGCTTGTGATCTGGGTCATCGGCTACGACGAGAGGCACATCTCGACGATCTACCAGATGCTGTTTTCGGGCGGTCTATTCAAGATCATCAAGGACCGTCGGACCAAACGGTGGAGGGCGTGGAACCCAAACGATCCCGACGACGCGGCGAGGGAACGCGAGACAAAACCCTCTCCGCCGTTGATTCCCGGAGGCCCGGATTGCCATTCGACCGGCATGATCGCCGAGTGGGCGTGGCATAGCAAGGTCGAGCGGATCTTCACGATCTGCAGGTTGAAAAACGGCGCCGAAATTCGCGCCTACAGCTCAAAGGCCGACCCGGCGCAGGGTGTCACCGTCGATCTGATTTGGATCGATGAGGACATTGCGATTGCAACTCACGTCGGGGAATGGCAATCCCGTCTTTCCGTGGTACGAGGTCGCCTGATATGGAGCGTCTGGCCCCACGGTCAGAACGAGGCCCTCCGATTGATGACCCGCCGCGCGGAGGAACAGTCTCGGCGGGAACATCGAGATGTCGAGGAGTGGGTCCTGTCGCAACACGCCAACGAGTATCTTCCCGAGGATGAACGGCGGAAACGGCAGGAGGGCTACAAGGCGGCTGGAGAGGCGGTCTGGCGCGCCCGCGATCTTGGCGAGTACGTCGACGACCTGCAACTCGTCTACCCGAGTTTCAACGTCGAAACCCACGGAATGCCGCGCAAGGCAGGCCGGGACCCGATCGAGCAACTCCTCGCCGCCAACCAATGGCGCGTGCCCGACGACTGGACGCGCTATTTCTCGGTCGATCCGGGCCACACGAACGCCGCCGTCCTTTTCCTGGCAGTCCCGCCGCCGTGGGTCGGGCGCTACGCCCTGCTGTACGACGAGATTCTCGCGCAGCGATGCGAACCGCAAATCATCGCGGAACTCATTAAGGCCAAGACCGCGCCGGGTTGCGTCTACCGGGCCTTCTTGATCGACTGGCGGGCCGGCAGGCAGACCGAAAGCGGCAGCGGAAAGCGGACAGTCGACTTCTGGGTTGACGCCTTCCGTGCCAAGGGCATTAGGAGCCAATTGACGGAACACGGTTTTCTGGCTGGCAGCGACGACATCGGCGCCAGAAACATGGTTGTGCGGAACTGGCTGATGACGCGGGAGGACGGCACGACGCAACTTCGCCTACTCTCCGCCGCCGTCCCCCACACCTGCCAGGAATTCGGTCTATACAAGAAGCGCGTCACCCGCGACGACGTGAGCGAAGAGGTGAAGCGCAAGGACAACCACGAGATGGATGCGCTCGGCTACCTGGCCGCCTACCTGGAGCCTCTCTTTGAGAGCAATATGGCTTACGTCGCGCCGACGCATCAGGAGGGACGCGACACGGTCGTCGACGCCTACAACGCGCTGAAAAAAAAGATGCGCGGGTTCGGAAGCGACGGAGCTTTTTATTGTGGAGCAGGCGCGGTCCCAACCGCGGACTGATGAATTACCCTTTGACCCAACGAGGTGAGTGATGACCGACGAGACGCCCAAACGAGCAAAAGCACGATTTCCCGCGCCCGCGAGCAGGAAGTGTCTCTGGTACTTTCAGGGACTCCTGAACACGGAGCCGCGAGTCGCCCTGGTGACGTCGGACAACCGCAACGGCGCCCTGGAGTTGACGGTGTTCGGAAAAGGCGACCGCACGCCGGCTTGCATCTCAGGTTCCAGGCACAAAGACGATCCCTTTCACCAACAGTATCCGAACCATAAATCGGAAAGCGGTTGCTGGGATTACCTGCCCGGCGACCGGCCATCCGCCAACGAGTTTGCCGACGCCTTGGTCTACACCGCCAAGATGATCGAGGTGTTTGGCGGCATCGACAAGTTTGCCAAGGCATGGAAGGAACAGTACGCGCGGCTCGCCGACGCCGCGCGTAGCGAGGAAACCGAAAGACCCGCGAAAACGAAGTAATCCAAGATGCCCGGACTCGAAGAACATCTGCTGGGACCGTTGACGCAAGGCTGGCTCGGAAAGATCGACCAGGCCGTCAAGCACAAGCGCAGGCACTTCGGCAACGTCGCCGACCAGTGCATGGCGTTCTACTCGGGTCTGGTCGACAGTTTCTATAATCCCAGGTTTCAACAGCAGTTCATCAACGGTGGCTTTTCTCCGAAGTTTAAGGTCCACCTCAATAAAGCATTTGAACTTGTCGCCCTATTCGGACCGTTGATCTACAACCGCAACCCGACCCGCGAGTGCATTCCACCCGCGCCGATCGAGTACGGCCCGGAGGTTTTCGGCGACGCGGCCGACCCGCAGGTACAGGCGTTCCACCAACATTGCGTCGATCAGGACCGGCAGCGCCGCTCGGTGCTTAAGTCCGGTTGCCAGGCCCTGGAGGCGTATCTGAACTACACGCCGGGCGAGCAGCCTAACGGCGGCTTGAAACAGGCGTCCGAGGACGCCTGCACGGAGGCCCTCGTGAAGGGCCGCGGCATCCTCTGGACCGAGGCGTACATGATGCCGGGCGTGGATCGCGTCCTGACCGGCTCCTTCTACGATTCGGTCGATCGCTTCATCAGCGACCCGGACGCGGAAACAATCGGCCTCGGCGAGACGTACTGGATCAGCCGGTTGTGCATCGAACCGCACTGGAAGGCGGAGCGCGACCGCGGTCAACCCTTCGGAACCTTCCGCAATAAGAACGGCATCGAGTCGGCGGAGGCCAAGGGCGCCGGCCAGGGCAACCGGAATTGGAAGCGGGAGCATGAATTGGGAAACACCTTCGATCTTTTCCGCTACTGGAAAATCTGGTCGATCGGAGGCGTGGGAACCCGCCTGACGGGAACGGCCCAGCCGTTGCAAAACGCCTTTGACGACGTCGTGGGCGATTACGCCTACATTGAGGTGGCCCGCGGCGTTCCGTACCCGCTGAACATGCCCTACGACCGCTTCAAGAACGGCGCGGACGGGAACGGGGTTACGGACGACGAGGTGCGCTCCGCCTTTGCCTGGCCGGTTCCCTACTGGAAGGACGGCCGCTGGCCGTGCGCGATCCTCGACTTCTACCGGCAGCCGAACTGCTCTTGGCCGATCTCTCCCTTGCGGCCGGGACTGGGCGAGTTGGTGGCCCTGAACATCATCATGTCGCGGCTCACCTTCCACATCTACCAGAACACGCGGACGCTCATCGCCGTCCTGGAGAGCGCCAAGGCGTCGGTGCAGGAGGCGTTGCAGAGTAGTGACGACGAAAAGGTCTTTGGTATTCCCCAGATTCTCAAGGACATCGACCAGATCATCAAGTTCATCCAGGGGCCGGCGGTGAACTACGACGTCTGGAAGATCATCGAGCACCTCTTCCTATTGTTCGACAAACGGGTTGGACTGACCGAGTTGATGTACTCGCTGAACCCCGGCGCCGCCTCGCGGACCTCGGAGGACGCGCAGACAAAGCAGCAGATGCTCCAGATCAGGCCCGATTACATGGCGGACAAGGTCGGCGCTTGGCAGGTCGAAGCGGCGCGAAACGAAAAGC